TAGTACTTAAGTCTTTGTTTGGTTCAAAAACTGCAGCTATTTTACAAGCTGCTGGTCAAGTTCAAGTAGGTGTAAAGTCTGCAGAGGCTTTGAACATCCTTACTTCTGACGTTTACTTTCAAACTGACGGTTGCGGTTACACTGCATCAGGTAACACTACTTTCTCTCAGCGTAACATCACTGTAGGTAAAATCAAAGTTGAAGAGACTTTGTGCCCTAAGACTCTTGAGGCTAAATGGATGCAGACTCAAATGGCTGCAGGTTCTCCAACTTCAGTACCTTTCGAGGAGCAAATCGGTCAAGACAAAGCGAACAACATCGCTAAATTGTTAGAAATAGCAATGTGGCAAGGTGACACAGCAACAACCAACACTAACCCTAACACTAATAAGTTTGACGGTTTCGTTAAGTTGATTGACGCTGCTTCTGCTTCTACTGTTGCTGGTAACACTTCTTCTGCAACTTCTATCACAGTTGCAAACGTAGACGACTTGATTGACAACATCTACAACGTTATCCCTGCTGATATCTCTGACGCTTCTGACATCGTTTTGTGGGTAGGAATAGATACTTTCAAGAAGTACACTACTGCTCTTAGAAATAACAACTTGTTCCACTACGCTGCTGATAGCGACGGAATGGAAATCATGATTCCTGCTACCAATGTAAAAATGATTGCAGTAGGTGGATTGAACGGAACTAACAGAATGTTCTTAGGTCGTTTGGTTAACTTCTTTGTAGGTACTGACCTTGCTAACGAAGAGGAAGACTACAGATTCTGGTACAGCCAAGATAACGATGAAGTTCGTTTCCGTGCTACCATGAAGTATGGTGTTCAGTTCGCATTCCCTGATCAAATCGTTCAGTTTAAATTAGCTTAATCATAGAATATGAGCTGCTCTCTAACTTCGGGATTTGTATTAGACTGTAAGGACTCAGTAGGAGGTGTAAAAGCCATCCATTTGATTAACTTTGCAGCAACAGGATTTACCGTAAGTGGTGGAGAGGTTACAGCAACCACCATTGCTTCAGGCAGCGTATACACATACGAAATGCCTAAGGGTGTGGGTTCTATGACTACCACTACTAACGTCTCACAAGAAAACGGAACTGTATTTAACCAAACTGATGTTGTGGCTCGTTTGAGAAAACTTGCTACTACTAAGCGTAACGAATTAAAGTTACTTTCTCAGAACAGAGTATTCTGCATTGTAGAAGATAACAATAGTACTTACTGGTTGGTTGGAAAAGAATACGGTTGCGACATTACTGCTATGACTTCCGAAACAGGAACTGCAATGGGTGACAATTATGGCTATAATTTCACACTTAGTGCTATTGAGTCTGAAAGTCCCTATAAATTACAGGCTTCTGTTGTAACTGCTCTCGGTATTTAAGTTTCATAGTTTCTTTATTAAAGGGGTGGCTTCGGTCACCCTTTTTTATTTGCCAATTTTACAAAAAAGTTATTTACTTATAGATGCTGCATATAACTAAGCAAGATACCAAAGACTTTTACTTGACTTTGACCGAGAAAACAACAATCTCCAATCCTACTTATTTATTCAGTTTAAAATCTCGTCAAACAGATACTTTTAAAAACTTCATCTTACCAGATACTTCAAATTTTAAAGAGCGTTACAACAAGTTTGAATTTACTGAAGGAGATACAGATGCAACTACTTTAGACGTTGGAGAGCATCTTTACACTATTTATGCTCAGATTTCTCCGAATAATACCAACCCAAACAACGCTGACGAAGTAGTGGAAACAGGGATATTTAAAGTGTTACCATTAATTAACGAAGAATTATTTTACGTAGTTGAGTAAGAAGATTTACATATCAGAAAGACCAATTGGCAAAGAGCATCAAGTAAACCTTGATAAAGAAATCTTTGTTACGCAAAGAAGCATAGGCTTTGAAAGGCAAGTTGATCTGACTAAAGAGATTTATGATGTTGACGCTTTATCTGCTTTCTTTCTTATGACTGAGAGTAACGACTTTTTACAATTAGAACAAGGAGGGCGAATAGTAAGTTATTATGGGTAATCAGAAAATCTCACAACTTGAACCGATTGGAACTATCGATGTAAACCAGGATAGTATTCCCATTGTCGATTATTCTGAAAACCTCACAAAGAGAACCAATCTTGCAAATATAGGAGAAAGGGTTTTAGAGGCTAACACAACAACTAACCTTGCAGAAGGAACAAACCTTTATTTTACAAATACACGAGTTTACACAAAGGTAAAAGCCTCATTAATTGCAGGTTCAAATACTTCAATCACTTTTGACGACAACGCTCAAACTATTACAATAGCATCGCAAGGTAATGTTCAGAGCGTTAACACAAAAACAGGTGCAGTTGTTTTAACGACAACAGATATAAACGAAGGCACAAACGAGTATTTTACGGCTGCAAGAGTTAGAGCAGTAGTTTTAACAGGTTTATCATTAGTTACAAATGCGGTTATTTCTGCTACTGATTCAGTTTTAGTTGCATTTGGTAAATTACAGGCTCAGATAACTGCAAACCTTACGACTTTAACAACGCACGTTGCTGACACAAACAACCCTCACTCGGTTACCAAAACACAAGTAGGCTTAAGCAATGTCGCTAACGTAGACACTACAAACGCATCAAATATATCAAGTGGAACATTAGCTGACGCAAGGCTATCTTCTTTGGTTACAACGCAAGGCAATACTTTTAACGCTGCAAATAAACTTGTGCAATTAGACCCATCTGCTAAACTTCCATCGGTTGACGGAAGCAATTTAACAAATCTACCAATACCTCCAAGTACAGGAGGCAATCTATATTTATTCTATAACTACTAATGGCTGCAAATACATCACCAATTTTCGCACTTGTACCCGAAACTAAAATAGTAACGGTAACGACTGCAACCACCGATAGAACGGGAGCGACTACTACTAATCTTGTAGAGTTGCTAACCGCAGGAACTGACGGAACAAAAATCACGCAAATAGGCGCAAAGGTTGCAGGAGATAATACGGCTTGTTTGGTGCTTATATTTATAACTGACACCGCAGGAGCAAATCCTAAATTGTACGATGAATTAGCGCTTAACCCAATTACGGCTACTACCTTAGTAACCTCAGAGCGACAAGTAACTGCATATTCTGACCTACAACTAAAAAGCGGTCAAAAAGTATTAGTAGGCACAACCGTTGCACAAGCCGCAGGAGTTAATATTTTTGCAATTAAAGGAGACTACTAATGCCCGACTTCGGAATATTTAGAGGGTTTAACGACAAATTGTTTGGCGATAAATTATACGCTGGGCAATTGCCTACGCAGTTAGGTATTATAGGTAGTGAAGAAGTCTTTAATACTGACTCTGATGCACAAGCATTTTTTGATAGAGTAACGGCAGCAGGTGGCACACTATCAGCAACGGAAAAAACTGCAATTGACACGCTTGTAAAACAAATGAAACTTGACGGCATTTGGACTAAAATGAAAGCCATATACCCAATGGTTGGAGCAAGTGCGGCAGCGTGTGCGCAGAATTTAAAGAGCAGTTCGTTTACAGGTACATTTACAAGCGGATGGACTTTTGCGAGTACGGGGGTAACGCCAAACGGTACAAGTGCTTATTTTAATACTCAATTTATTGAAAGCATAAATTCAACTTTAAATAGTGGGCATTTATCTTTTTATTCACGAACACAAAAAGTAGGTAATATTGATTATGCTGATATAGGCGTTATACAGATTGGGGTGGGTTATAGCGTTATTTTTACAGAGGCTCAAGGAAGTCAAAGTGGTTTTGCTTGTCAAAGTATAATTGCCACAAATGTTGTTTCTAATATTAATACATTAGGTTTATTTATTGCTTCAAGGCAATCTTCAACATCATTAAATGTATTTATACGAAACAATAAAACAGTATTTGTGCAAAATTCGTTAGGTCTAACAACTATTCCAATTTATGTTGGAGCAAGAAATTTCAATAATACTATTAATGCTCCAAGTACCAAAGAATGTGCATTTGCCTCAATCGGTGACGGATTAAATGATACCGAAGCATCTAATTTTTACACCGCAGTACAAGCATTTCAAACAACTTTATCTCGTAACGTATGATAGGATACATTTTAACAACCGAACAAGCAACGCACGTACAAGGCGTTTTTATCAACCCTTACTGCTTTATCAACTGCGTTCAAGACATCAACGATGTTTGGTTCTTTTTCGGCAACGAGCAAGACAAAGAAACTTTTAAAGATTCAGAATATATGTGGCTATTTGAATGCCCACAAGGCGAATACATTCCTAAACCAACACCTAACCCATTCGATGAAACTAACTGATACAACCGCTAACGCTTTAACTACAACATCCTTTGTAGGTGCTTTTAGTTCTATTGCTACTACTTGGAATCCCATTATATCGGCAATCGGTGGAATTATCGCAATAGTTACAGGCTTACTTGGTGCTATTTACTACATTAAAAAACTACGCAAATGATTGATCGTATATTTAAAAATTGGAAATCTACTGCTTTAGGAATAGGAGTTATGGGCGTAGGCTTTTTACTTGTTTGGTTTGAAAAAGCAACATTAACTGAGTTTACGGCATTTATTGGCGGAGGTTTACTACTTTTATTTTCCAAAGATGGCAAAGCAGCAGATTAACTTATTTAAAGCAAAGCCAACTAAAAAACTTAGACGGCACACCAAACACAAGAATAAACACAAATCAAGTAAACCATATAACGCACAAGGAAGATGACAGAATTTGCAAGAATAAACTTTGCTGAAAGCAAGATACCTGTTTTCAAAGAAAATAAGGCAAAGAACTATATCACTTACGGTACTGATAATAAGTACCCACAAATGCTTATTGACCTTTATAACTCTTCTCCTAAACACGGGGCGTTGGTATCTCAAAAGGCTCAATATATCGCAGGTGACAAAACTGAGGTAATAGCAAACAACACAGAGCAACTAACCATCGCAAATGATAAACTTGCTTCTATTAACGCTTATGAGTCATTTGATGACGTTAAAGCAAAGATTGCTGCTGACCTTGAACTCTTTGACGGATTCGCTTTGGAGATTATTTGGAATAAAGCGAAAACCTCCATAGCTGAGATTTATCACCTACCCTTTCAAAATGTTCGTATTTCTTTGGACGGTCACTATTGGTATGCTGAAGATTGGAGCGATAGAAAGTTAGATCCTATTTATTATTATTGCTGGAATCCCATTACCCGTGAGAACAAGCAGTTGTATTATTTTAAGATGTACAAAGCAGGTCAAGGGGAATATCCAACTGCACCGTATCAATCAGCTTTAAAATACATCGAAATAGACACGGAGATTGCAAATTTTCATCTTAATAGTATCAAGAGTGGTTTCTCCGCTCAAACTCTCTTACAGCTCTTCAAAGGAGTTCCTACACCTGAAGAGATGCGTCAGACTATTAAGAGATTTAAAGAGAACTTTAGCGGCACAGATAATGCAGGTTCTATTATCATTCAGTTTAACGATCCAAACGAAACTCCGTCGGTAGTTAACAACTTAGCACCATCTGACTTCGACAAGCAATTTGACCTTTTAAACCAAACGGTTCAGCAAGAGATTTTGATGGCTCACAGAGTCACTTCTCCGATGTTGTTTGGAATTAAGACAGAAGGGCAACTCGGAGGGCGTTCAGAACTAATCGAATCTTACGAGGCTTTTCAAACGGCTTACATTGAGCCACGTCAGAACCACATGGATAGAGCGTTAACTTCTATTTTTAAGTTTATTACGCCTGTAACCCTAAAAACTAAAAATAAACCTCCTATCGGTTTAGATTACATCCAACTATTTGAGAAAGGAATAATATCACAAGCTGAAGCAAGAAGAGAGTTAGGCATGAGCGACACCGTTGCAATGTCATCTTACCCCTCAAGTAACCCCCCAAGTCACCCCTCATGTTCACACAATCCTTTTGGTTGG